GTCGTGGGTATGACTTTAAGAACGAACTTACTGATGCCCTACTACTGGGCAGAGGGGATAGGGCGCAAAAGCTGTTTGATGATTATATCAAGAAGAAGGATACGGAGGTGGATGGCAAATTAACTCCAATGCAAATTGATAAAATTAAGAAGAGTCTTGGGAATACCGTCAGGAACAGGCGACCAATTCACGTTGGCAACACCATTAAGAAAGAAGATTACGAGAAGTTCAGGTCATGGATAGCCCAGTTTAATCCCAAGCTGGCTAACTCAATCTTTGAAATGGACACTGCTTATTGGAGGGCTGCGCTGGAGACTGAACTTATCGCGCCTGAAAAGGAAATGACTAGGGCGCAGGAGTTTGAGAAGAAGAGCAGGAACACGGCATCAGTCAACAGGGTAAAGGGTGAGGCACTGTTTGATTTATGGTGGGAGGGGGTTGACCACCCGCTCATCTCTCCGGAGCAGAAGAAGCTACATCACCGCCAAGCTGGCAAGAACATTAAAGGGGTTGAGGCAAGGGAGGAAAGCCTTGAAAAGATGATGGAAGACTCTTGGGCTAAAGAACTGTCCACAAGGGGTGCTGGTCAGTATGTTTACAAGACCCCCGAAAGGACTGCGGAATACATAGCGGCCAATAGAAGAAGGGTCTTCACCCGCTCGCTTCTGTTTGCGAAGACTCTTAACCATCGGTTAGCGGAGGTTCTGTTGGAGGATGGATTCAGTATGTCCCAGCCCGAAGACAGGATTGCCTACCTGAAGGAAAGGTGGGATGACATGGAAATCAGCAAGCCACGCCAGCAGGAGTTGTTTAAGAAACTTGAAGAGTGGAAGATTCTAGGTGAGGAAGATTTGATGATGAAGGCTTCTGTTGAGGAAGCAGAGAGAAAAGAGCGCGAGGAGAAGAAGTAACGCAGGGTGAAGGGTTGAACTATCGCAGATACATCAAGAATAGGGAGCGTTGCAGAACTTGCAGTTGCGTCGAAATTGGTTGAGCTTGGGTTCACGGTAAGTTGGCCTTTGAATACAGACACCTACGACCTAATAGCCGAGAAGGGTGGCTTGATTAAACGCATCCAAGTCAAGACCGCCACACTATCAAAGCACCACAGTTATCGGTGCAGCCTGTCACATGGGACGGGGAAGAAGAGAAGGGGGTACACGGTTAAGGACTGCGACTTCATTATTCTTTATGCCCCGTTCGCAAAGGACTACAAAGACGTTCTACATGACGGGTACTACGTCATCCCCGTGTTAGCTACTGGAGACAGAACCTCCTCCGCAGTTATCTTCCCCGCAGGGAAGGGCAAGGGAAACATTATGGTATGCAAATGGGAGAAATATAAAGATGGGTGGAAGAGTATTTAAGAATAAGTTCCCGAAGAGTTGGATAGGCAAGCGGGTTGAAGTTGAATGGCTAGACCCCGCTGGTTATGTTCAGAGCGAACTGTCCAAGGTTAAGCCCTGTATGTGTGTAACCAGCGGAATCCTTTCCTCCGTGCAGGAGGAGTTTATTATCATCACCTCAAGCCACTATAAGGATGATGAGAAAGACCCAATCGTGGATGCCACCGCAATCACGAAAGGGTGTGTAATGCGTATCACTCAAGGCTGACTGACGCTACCTTGTCAATGAGCATAGTGCGCTTCTTACGCAGCGCAAAATACTCCTTCTTAATATTGTCATCATCCCAGTGGTAATCTCCCCCAGCACACTCACCCCTATGCTGAAGGCACTCGGTAATCTTTACTTCAACAGCTTCAAGCACCCTCTGCATTTCCCATATAGAGATAGGCTTACGAGCGGGCTGGTTAATATCAAACAGCATTTTCAAACTCCTTTCTCTTGCGGGCCAACTCCTTGCTACGATGTTGTGCGCTAAACTCGCTGAAGTATTTCTCTGCATCCAGTATGCACTGGGCATACCCTCTTGGAATGTTAAGGTCTAGCTCATTTTTAATCTTCTTGTAACCGTGAAGCGTAGTGCCGTGGTCACGACCTCCAAGCACCTCACCAATTTTCTTGTAGGACATAATACCCTTTACCCTCAACAGCCAATAGGTAGTTTGCCTAGCCATTGTTATTCTTTCCGCTCCTCGATGGGGTCGGATTATTTCATCAGCCTCAATACCGAATGCGATTGATGAGGCCACTGTTGCCATGCGAGCCAGAGTCATATCCGATTCGCTGGGCTTTAATGATTTGCTTTTCTCTTTCATAATTTCTCTTTCTTTTAATCAACCCTCTCCCCGCAACCGCAGTATAAACAAAGCAGGGAAAGGGTTGGGTACTGTTCAGTACCTAATTAAAACGGTGACTCACTACCAGCGGAGGCAGCAGGGACACCCTTCTGAACGGCTAGTCCAACTCGTGTTGTGCCTTGCTGGTCTTCTTCAGACCAACCGGACAGGAACAAGCTAACCTTGCCTTCAGCATCAGCAGCGTCTTTAAGGAGTGCGAGGTCGAGTTCAACAACCTTGCCCTTGAAGTCAGGGTCATTGCTGCCCTCACGCTTGCGTTCGTTCTTATACAGCCAGCCTTTTTTAGCGACCTTACTGTAATCTAGCTTTACTTTTTGTTCTTCAGCCATGTTACTATTTCTCTTTTAGCTTCTCTCTGACACCGCTTGCCCACCCCTCAACTGCATCCGCAATGGAGAGTAGCCGCTTACTAACGGCTGGGTTCTTAATCGGTTCATCGAGATTGATATGCTTCATCAGTTCCAGTTGCCCAGCAACCGAGAAGCCAAATTGTTTTATAGCTGTGCAGGTTTCCTTCCTGCCACACCAACGGCAGTAGTCGCACGGCCAAGGTGAGCGTGTCGGGTCTTCAACCGAATCAACAATCGCATACACAATGTCCTCCGCTTCCTCTATCGTAATGTCAAACTTATCCACCTTCTTGTACTTGGAATAAACCAAGTGACAGGTCAGCTTCTTGTCACCAAACTTCTGCATCACGCCCAATGCGTAAGCTGCCATCTGCTGCTTGTAGTCACGCATCAGCCCTGTCTTCAGGTCGAACAGGTGACCCTTGCAGTAGGCATCCATGCTGCCGAATGAGATTTCCTCACCGTCACGCATAATGGAAACACGCTGCTCGGAGATTAGTTTCTTCTTGCCAGCCACGGATAGGATGTATCCAGCAGCCCAAGTAATCTCTTTGGGGTAATCTTTAATAGGCATTATACTTTAGCCTTCCATGCTGTCAGGAGTTTCTTCTCAAGCAATCCGCGCAGGGTTGTGTCAGTGCTACGGGTGATGCCAGTGATGGCGCAAGCTACCTCACTTACGCTTGCCTTCGGGTCACGCATAACCCGTTGGGCTATTCCTTCCCATTGTTTTATTTTGTCTGGTTCTTGTTTCATAAATTTACTTTCCCCTTAACAGCGAACTGTTGCAGTTGTGATTGGTTCAGGGCGTACCCTTTGCCGTGTCCCAAGTCTATAATGTTTTCCTCTTTCAATAGCTCCCTTGCACTTGCGTATCCAACCAGCTTGTATGTCGGACACTGACCAACCATCAACACATAGTAGTCAGCATCTTCCGGTGTCTTCTTGAGAGTAGCCAGCAACCTCCCGTTCTCATACTTCGTGACCTTAACATCTATACGTTCCCCAGCCCTGCCGTCCACATCCCAGCCGCCCTGCCTCGGCCCCACCGTCAGGTCGGGCCAGTAGTTAAAGTGTTTACAAAACGCCATCTCCGATGCCATCCCTTCCAAGTCTGTCTCGTAGTCTGATTGCTTTCCCATCTTCCGGTTGGTCACACCCGCCGCACGAGCCACATTAAATCTCATCGCTGCCAGCATTTGTGCAGTTGCAACCTCCGCAGAATCGAGTGTGATAGTCATGTCGAAAGCAACTTATAAATCATAAACATAATCCCAGCCAGCAGTAGTATATCTATTGCCAGTGAGAGGTTACGTTTCATGTCAGTCCTTTGCTAAAGCCTTAACTTCCTTTACGAGTTCGGTACTGCACAGTACCTCCTCAAGTTTCTCATGCAGCTTGGTTCCTCTAATGGCTGCTTGCCCTACCGTATCCGATGACTTATAGCACGGACACTTTGCCAGTGCTGGCAGTGATGACGGCGGGAAGTCGGGGTGATGCGCCCTATCGTTATGGTTAATGTCTTTCATAAAGTTAAGTGGTGAACGAGCGGGTCACGGCGTAGAGGCGTAGTCCTAGCGAGGAGCTTCATCGCTGCCGCCCGTTCACCATGTTAATTATTTAAGGAACCCGTCAGCAGCTTGTCCCGCTGCCATTTCTTTCAGTTCGTCAATCGATGCAACACCAGCCTTGGGCTTGTAGTTGCTGCGCTTGTTAACTTTAGATGCCATCTTCTCCTTACCAACAGCCTTGTTGCCGTCATCATCAGGCTCGTCCGTTGCTAGGCAAACGATGCTCTGCAAGGTGTAGCGTCTGGCATAGGTGACGGCTGAACCAAGCGACTGCATATCATCCTTGACGCACCGCAATGGCATCATGCTTTGCAGGGCTTGGTCTTTGTAGATGAGACGACAAGTCACAAAGTCCTGTCGCGGGTAGTGAACTTTAGTTCCGTCCTCTTGTAGTTCGGTTCTCTCCGGAGTGAAGTCGGTGATGTGAACCACAGCAATACCTTCCTCATTAAGAACCGCTCTACACGCCTCAATGACTTCATCCAATCCAGCGTACTTGGATGAGAAGTACGGGTTGTCTGCTGACTTAACAGCTTTCTTTAATTTCAACTGCGCTCTTGCAAGCACGGTTCCTATATTATCCTCACTCTCTTTTTCTTTATTAGGCATTGTTCTTTCTTTCTTTTATCAGGTTAAAGAAGGTTGGCGCGAGCATCGTCACCATCCAAGGGCCACCGTTCTTACGATGGGCAACCACTGGCGGCTTCTCCCCGCACTCACCTTCCGCTTGTTTCATTGCACTATCTATCTGAAGTCTCTCCACCCTCTTCACCTCAAAGTGATAGGGTAGGTTAGTCACCACATCAGGGCTATCTGGTGAACCGGAGAATTGCTGGCCTCTCCTAGCTTCATACCCGTGCGAGCGGATGACATCCCGCCACTCCAACTCGCCTCGCTTTCCTTTGTTTCTACTGTTCATGGTGAGCCTTCTCTATCCCCTTAATCTTCTCCTCCAACCTCGCAACTTCAGACTTTAATTGTTTAAGCCTTTCTTCCTCGCGATGGCATGGTATGCCAGCGTACTCACAGCAAATCTTATGAGTCTTCCACCCGTAGTTTCTCAAGCGAGAAACACTTGGGTGCAGGACGCCGCTCTCAATAGCTTCCTTGACAGCCTCGCGGCTGAAGCCAACACCCGCATTGCTAATGGAGTTGGACGTTCTGCAATTAAGTTCAACCGCATCATCCCCCTGCTCCCACCGCTCTAACATCCGCTCACCTCTGGCAACTATTTGTGATGCCCTCTGCGGCCCGACCCTAATCCTCTCCCCAATCTTCCTGAACGTCATGCCGCCCCTCCGTAGGCCGACTGCCAGCAAACTTCTAGGGCCAAGTAATTCAAGTTTTGTTTTCATATTGTTCAACCAGTTCGGAAAGCTCCCGCACCGTCTTGGGGCCACAGTTCCTATACTTAATGAGTTTCCCATACCCAATGCTATCCTTCAGTTCGTCCAAGTTATTTATCTTGGCGTTCTCCAACGCACGAAAAGCACGGTTCGATACAAACTCATACCTTTCCCCACTCAAATTAACTACTCGGTAAATCTTCCCCGAATATTTATCTTCGTATTGCCTGTGCTTGAGCGTAAATTCCTTTTCGACATAAGGTACATAATCAGGGACTTTAGGCTCCCAAGCCCCACAGACCGGACACGCCTCCCCCTCGATTTTTGCGGGCGGTGGCTCCCCACATTCCACAGATGTTCTGCTAGTGGTGTCGTGCATCCACTCCCAGAACCAGCTTGGTTCGTTGTCCTGTTTCCATGTAGTCATAGTACTGTTCAGTACTTGTAAGGAGGGCTGCACCGAAAGGAGGTGGGGGTGGAGAACCCCTCGGAAGGCGGTGCAACCCAGCCTCACAAAATTATTGTGTGTATTCTCCAACCTTTGACATATCAATTAGCATCTCGATTATATCCCTTCGGCTCCTCCCCGTCTCCCTCACTAGCATAGTCAGTTTCTCGTGGTGCTGTTGCGTAAGTCGAACGTGCAATCCGCTTCTGTTTAAGTCAGGTCTAATCTTTGAAACCTTGACCTCATCCTCCGTTGTGTTTGTCTCACTCATTGGCGTCTAGTCTGCCACAGATTCCGGTACAAGTCAAGGTTAAAAAAAGACGGGGCTAGGTAGAAAGAGCAAGAACCTAACCCCGTTGCTAGTGTCGGAAAGGAAAATAACCTTCACTAGCTTTCTTCATTGTCGCACAACTCCTCCCACGATTCAATGATAGCCAGTGCTATACGTTTCGCGTGGTCGGCGTCGCGGCATCCTTCTTTTAGATTTTGTAAACCGCATCCGATTAAGGATTGGCCCATCCGTTTCTTGCTGGCTCCACGCACCTCCGATACTTCGGTTAGTGTGCGTAAGTCCTCGCAAAAATCCAGTGCAGCTTGGTCTGCATCGGAGATATCAATGTCATTTATATTTGTAGATACCAACACGGATAGTTCCTTTCCCCCTTGCTTTCATTGTGACCTCCTTGCCCTCTGCCGTGGTGAACTTCACCGTCCTGCCACTCGTCTCCTTTGCGAGGGCGCAAGTAGGAGTGATGACTGTAACAGTATAGATTACATTGTCCACTTCAATCTGTTCACCGACCTTCCGCATCACGC